GGGTCAATGCCCAAGTGCGCGATCAGTCTCGGGATGTTCACGCCTTCGCTGTGTCCGTTCGGCTCAGTGTGGATCATCCAGTAGACGTCAGGTCGGTCACGCATAAAGGTTGCCATTGCGTCAGCCATCTCACCGAACGCCTTGCGGACTGGGATGCGGCCACGGTTGGCTGCGTTCGTCACGACGAGGAAGGCGTCCTCTGGGATGCCCATTGCCTGTCGTGCGCCCTTGCCTCGGTCGTAGAAGACAGCGCGGTCAATGGCGTGCGGGATGTAGGTCAGTTCCTCTCTTGGGATGCCAGCCTTCAGGAGTCTGTCCTCACCGAAGCGGCTCATTGCGATGACGTGATGCTTCCCTTCCAATGCGAACTTGGCAACGCCAGGTGGCACTGGGTCGTGGTCAATCGGTGTCCAGCAGGCGAGGTTCAACTCCTTGAATGCCTCGATGCCGTTCAGCGGCCAGAGGTCAAAGAGGATCACGCCGAAGCCTGGCTGGTCGCCGACCCACGCCTTGATGTTCTCAGGTGCAGCGTCAAGCGAGTAGCGGATCAGACCTTCAGGAAAGATCGGGTGACCGTGTGAGCAGTTCATCATCACGGCAGCGCCGTGGTTCGCGCTGATCGCAACCTCGTGTCCGTCTCTCACCATCTGGTGAACGACCTGTGCTGTCTGCATCCCATAGCCCGAAGGGATGTGGCAAGCGTTTGAGTACCACGCGATGCGGCTCATTGTCCTCTCTCCTCTGCTCCTACTTGTGCTTGGTCAAGCGACCGTGGCACGGTCTGCATACTACCCGAAGCCTGTGCTCTGGCGCTAGTAGCGGACCGCCCTTGCTGATCGGATCAAGGTGGTCAACCGTAAGGTTGCGCGTTGTGCCGCACACCTCACACCAGCCACGCTTGCTCCTGATCTGGCTGCTCAGCTTCTTCCAGGCTGGGTCAGCGTATGGGTTGGGTCTGCCCTCTTTCCACCGGCTCTGCGCCGCTGCTCGATGTGTCTGGCATCTGTTGCCCACCATTGTCAGCACGCCGCAGTCAAGGCACGGCCGCTGGAAGGTCACGCCTTCGGGAACTCTGGCAGCGGCAGACCAGGCGCGATCACCTTCGCCAAGTGATCCACCACGCGCTCGGTTGCATCCTCGTAGAGCGGGTCATAGATAGCCCAGGCAATCTTGCCGAACGCTTCCTCCATCGCCTCAACGGTCTGATCGAGTCTGGCTGTCACGACGTGCAGCATCTCGTGCGTCAGCACCTCGCGCTGGAGTTCTGGCGTTTGCTTCCAGAAGTCGTGGCTCACGCGCAGCTCTGCGGTCTCAGCCTGTGCGTGCGGGTTGATGTCAGCCCACGCTTCTACGTCTGACGCATCACGAGCCACGGTGATCTTCCAATGGGAGACGTTGAGCGCAGCCTGAAGGTCGGCAACGTATGCCTCAAGCACGTCGTATTTGTCAGGCTTCGGTGCTGCGGCCACGTGTCCTCCTGTCCTCGTGAAGTAAGCCTGCCGATGGGAGGACTCCACCGGCAGGCGATGGGCCGCGCCGAAGCGCGGCTCGCCGGCTAGTCTACGGCTTCCGCCACACGGTCACGTAGGAGTCTTGGATCGGCTCAACTCCGAGGCTGCTGAGCCACGCTCTCACGAAGCGATCCTTGCCGTTGCCATTGACCTTGCAGTCATCCACAGCAATCAGGCATCCAGACGGCAGTCGTGGGTAGATGCTGGCAAGTTCGGCGAGGTGATGGGTGGGTGACTCAATGCCATCAGTCAGGTCAAACGAATCTAGATACAGGAAGTCCAACTGCTCAGGGTGCGGGATCATCCGCAGCCCTTGCACGGAGTCAATGCACTGCACGTCCACCAGCGGTGCCACGCTCTTGGCGTATGCCACGGCGTTTGGGTTGATGTCAAAGGAGATGGCGCTGCCGCCGGTGCGCTCGATGATCCAGTTCCAGACCTGCGTGCTCTGTCCATCTCCGTTCCAGTTATCAGCCTGTCGCGCGCAACCAGTCTCTGCGATGTGCACTGGACCTTGCTTGGCGAGGAGATAGTAGGCAATGATCTTGAAGGCTGGCCATCGGCGCTCTTCTCCAACAGCGCGCTTGAAGGCGCGGTCAAACTCGGCGAGACTCATTCCCCTGCCACCTTGTAGGAGTTCGTTGAGCAGGTGACGTTGAAGATCAGCCCATTGACCTCCTTGAGTTTGTCGTCCACTGCCCCAGCCAGCCCGCACAACTTGCAGACGGCAACCCAGTCCTCGTCAGCCACGAGCGTGTCAAAGCCGTGCGGATACTTGGCACGCGCCTCCTGCTCGTCCAGCTTCTCGTCAATCATCAGAGACTGACCAAGGGTCATCGTGTTCTGCTCCCAGTCAATCACGTGCTGGAGCGCGTCCTGCGCGAGCACTGTCGCTGCGTGCATCGCTGCGCCACGCCAGCCCTCTCGGTTGATCTGGTATCGCTCTTTGGTCATTCCTCTCGGCTTGGCGTCTCGCTTCTTCTTGGCTTTGTTGGTGTGCGGCCGCAGCATCTCAATGGTGCGCCAGCCGTCCTCTGCAACTGCGCCGAAGAGACCAATGAAGCGTTGCTCGACTTCTTCCGGCACGCGGCGCTCTTCAGCGACGTAGGCGTAGCAGGAGCGGCGGCTGATCTCTAGCGCGTCAGCGAGTGCCTCAATGCGACCGCGTGGGGTCTTCCGTGGGAATGCGTGCCTGGCGATGATCCTCATCCAGTCGCCACGAATGGAACGAACGGTTCGCATAACCCTCCCTCTGCTCAGGGACGAGTGTCATCCCATTCCGTGATTATGACGCGCACGACCCCAAGATGCAAGTCGCGCAATGCGGCGAAGGCGTGCGGTGACAAGTCAATGCTGCGACTGCGCTTCGTCCACTTGCGCTTCAAGTCTTTATGGCAGCGGCCGCAGTAGTCGGCGACGAGGACGATGACGCAACGCTCAGGCTTATCGGCGCGGCAGACCTTGATCTGGTACGGATCGTCGCCCCAACGGAATGTGCCGACCGCTGCGTAGTGCTTCGTGCCGCCGCGTGTGTACCACGCATTGTTCTTTGTTGCGTCGTACCACGATGCGACGCCGCGCACTGGGATGCCGTGAGGCGTCCGCACTGGCACACTTGGATGGACAGTCAAGATGACCGCCATCAAGAGTGCAATCACTCAGGCGGCTCCGCTGCGACGAACCAATCGCAGAAGTCGTCAAGGTCAAGGATGATCACGGCGCGACGGCGACCTCCGCCGACGCCAGGACTGTCGCCGATGACCAAGCCGCGCAACTGATCGCTCTTGACCGGCACGGTCTGCAACCAGTCCCACTGGCGCTCGCTGAAGCTGCCGCCCACCTTGCACTGCACGGCGAGCCAATCGTTCGCAACGTCTTGCTTGCCGCCGAACTGCCCGACGCGCTGACCGAGCAGGCGCTTGGCAACCTCGCGCTCAAACGCATTGCCACGAGCGCGGCTGTTCTTCCCCTTGCGGCTCTTTGCAGGATCAATCATCTTCTTGGTGGCTTCGTCCTTGAAGTAGCCCATCAGACGAGCCTCGCCAGCAGCGCAGTGCCGCCGTCGCTCAAGGTGAAACGGCTCGGCTGCACAATCATCACGCCGTGCTTGATTAAGTCAGCGTTGGTCTTGCGGTTGCCGATGCCTTCGTACAGGAAGAACCATCCATCTGGCGCAATGGCGTCGGCGTAGCGTTGGCTCAGGATGCACCAGACGCGGCCAGAGACTCCTGGCTCGTAGCACCACGCATCGGGACCCTCCTGGACGGCGATGACTTGATCGTCAAGGAACGGAGCCTTCCGCTCGATGCGGCTCACTTCACGCAGCTCCTGTGGTACCAGGCGAAGCGCGTGTGCCGCTTGTTGGCGACAAAGGTGATCACCTTGACGCGCCACGACTCCTTCAGCGTGTTGAGTACGCCAGCGCAGGAGCCGCACGAGGTCAGCCTGAAGACAGGCTCCTTGCGCGGTCCACCTCGCTGTGCTTTTACTGCTGCCACATTGTGCTCCTTGCGATCCAGACCACGGTGGCAATCGCCACGATGAGGTAGATGGTAGCCGCTCCACCGCCGCCGTTCTTACTCACCTTCGGCAGAGTCGCCGCGATCAGGAAGGCGAGCATCAGGTTCAGCCCAGCGATAAACACGCCGAGGCTGTCCCAGCCGCTCAATGCCCGACTCCGTTCAGGGTCGTGACCAGACGAGCGACCATCTTCTCAATCGCCTCCTGCGCGGTTGCGCCGGTGGCTGTGATCTCGCCATCCTCGTCGTCAAGGATGACCGTCCAAACGCCGTCAATCTGAAGGCAGTCCTGGACTCGATAGCCGACCTGCGCGGCCAGCACTTCAAGCTCGTTCATACAACCTCCTCCATCGCATCAGTGATCTGACGATACGCCTCTTCTGTTGAGATCTCCGAGGTGTCCACCGTAAGGTCTGCCCTACTGTCTGTCCAGCCCCTTTCCGTGATGTCAGCGGCTCCGTACAGGTTGCCGCCCACCCTCTCGCGCCTGACCTCCTCCGAGGCTGTCAGCCGAACGATAAAGATGTCTGGGTCAATGGCTCGGAGGTACTGCACTTCGGCATCCAGCCGCACGTCATCCACCACGACGCCGAAGCCGATCCGCTTCAGCTCAAAGTAGTCCTTGCGCCAGACCCGCAACCAGAAGTGCGTGTCAACGCCTCGCATCGCCGCCCCAATGTCTTGCAGCAGCTCTCTGCCGGTCAAGGTGCTGTCGCCGAAGTTGCGGCTCACGGTGATTGACTCGCTCTTGCCGAGGTCGTTGTACGCCATCGCAGCAATGTGCTTGATGGCATCCGCAATGCCGTGCCGACGGTACTCACGATGCTCCACGAAGAGCGACGCGATGGTGGACTTGCCACTCCCTTGCGGCCCAAGAATCGCCAGCGACCTCACGGAAGCCTCATCGCTTCTACGACCGGCAGGAAGCCGACCACCTTGACGATCTCCTCCGTGTTCTCAAACTGAGTCGTCGCTGGCATCAGGCGAGGCTCCCAGTTCGGCTCCTTCACGCGGTACAAGTCCCAGGCGAAGATGCCCGCTGGCGTGCTGTTGATGTACGCAGGTCTCGCTGACCGCTTGCCTGCCTCCTCGATCAGCCAGTCGTACTTCGCCTGCTCAATGAGCATCTCTGGGTAGTGCGTCTCTCGGCACTTCAACTCCAAGATGAAGTCCACTCGTGCAAAGGGTAGGCCGTACCACGCCGTGCAGTCCCAGTGGCTGAAGCCGTACTCCATCCGCTCAAGGTGTGGCACGCTCGTGCTCTTCAGGTGATCCAGTAGCTCTTGCTCAGTCATCCTTGTCCTCCAAGAATCTCTCGCAAACTTGCGGGTCGTTTAGTAAGAGTCTCTCTCTTCTCTCTCTCTGCTCTCTCTCTGCTCTGCTCTATAGCGTGACCAAACCGTGACACAGGGTCTTTTTGAGCACGAGCGCGCTGTTGACGTTGAGCCGACGTCGGGTCGACCTGCCATCGAGACCAGTTCGAGACTGCCACGACACCGCCTCCAGACACGTCCAGCAAGCCCTCGGCAATGAGTCGAGGCACTGCCCGACCAAGCCTCGGCCCGATGATTGCGGCGAGGTGTGTCCGGTCGCGGAACTCCCCTCCCTTCCTCATCTCCTTCGCCACCTCAAGGATGGTGATAAACGCTCGGAACTGCGTGTCAGTCAAGCTGGCGATCACCGCATCTCGGTGCGCTCCTGCTGACCACTTGATCCATAGACTCATTTCGTCCTCCTCTCAGCCGTTAGAACGGCAACTCTTCAAGCGAATCCTCTGGCACGAGTTTGGGTGCTGGCTCCGCAGACTTCTTGGCGTTCAGGAACTTGGCGCTCGGCTTCTCTCGGCAATACGAGCCGTCAGGTGCCTTGTGGCTCGCAGCCCAGAACGCTTCGTAAGCCTTGCCGCTGACCTTGCTGATGCCTGCTGGCTTGAGCGTCCAAGACTCGCCGTGCGAGCAGCGGTCGTCGTCCACGCCCGCCGCAAACAGGATCGCTGCCTTCGCCGCGATGATGTCGTCGTCAGATGCCCTCGTAGAATCAACGGAGACCCCTGTAGGAGCCACGGAGCGGGGCGCAACCCCACGAGGTGGTACTTGGACACCCTTTTCTGGCGAATAAAGGCTCCTGCCCACTCCAACCTGAGCGGCGCACCTGCGGAGCGCGTCAGAAGCTGCGGACTTGAGAGGCTCGTCATCCTGAGCAGAGTTCGGGTAGCCGAAGTCCTGCCGGATCGTCGTCTTCCCCTCGACCACCAATGCCAGCGAGCCGTGAACGACGCCACGGATTGGGTCGGCCACCTTGACCTCAAACTGCCAGCCCTCAATGCCGAGCACGTCATCCAGCCGCTGAGCGACTGCACGAGCGTCGGCGTAGGTAAAGGTCATCCCAGCGCGCCCAGGACGATGCTTGAGGTCCTTCTCCTCGAATGGTGCTGCTAGTGCTGCTGCGATCTTGCTCACTTGTCCACCTCCTCTGTTCTAAACCTGAACACTCGTGCGCCTGCTTTCTCTTGGGTGAGGCGCTTGACCGCTTCGGCGTAGGTGTCTGGCGCGACTGCCTGCAGCGTCTCTGCAACTTTCTCCCAGTCCGTCTTGACCGACGCCTTGTTCTGCTTCCAGGTGGCTGACCACCCTTGACCAACGATGCCGACTTTCTCGCCGATGGACTCCTTGAGACCGATGGCGAGGTTCTGAAGTTCTTGGTCCAGCAACTTTGACTCGTACTGCTTTTCGGCGTAAAGCCCAGCCAGCCGGTCAAGCGAGGTGTCAGCCTGCGCGTATTCCTCGCTGGTCTGCGGCACCACCTGCGCCAGCGCGTCGCTGTCCTCGCCCTGCAAGGGTGGCGGCGTCTGGGTTGCAAGTGCGTTGCGGAACTCCACTGCCTTCGCGTAGAGCTGCGTCTGATAGTTCACGTCAGCCTCAACCCGCTCGATGCGGAAGACGAGACCCCCGAGCAGGACCGCGATGTCGCACCACGGCGCGGCCGTCACGAACATCTGCCACTGCACCTGAGCCACCACCTCTGGCGGGACTGGGTGCAGGCTCCAGCGCGGTGAGGTGCTGGTCTTGATTTCCACCAAGCCATCCTCGCCGACGATGGTGCGGTCGAGTGACGCCATTGCCCACGGCATCTCCTTCAGCCGGACAATGCCGTTGCTGCGGCGCAGCTCGCGGCCAGTCTCCATCTCGTAGAACTCAGCCACTGCGTTCTCCAGCAAGATGCCGCGAACGGCGGCAGGCCCCACTGGGTCTGGCGTGTATTTGCCCAACTTCTCAGCCCAGAGCTGATACGGCGTCTTGTATGGATTCAGCCCCGCGATGACCGAGACGTCGGTCGCCGTGATGCCGTCCGCCCGAAGTGCGAACCACTCAGGACTGCGCTGCTCTGCCTTGACAAACTCGTATTGCTTGCTCACTTGCCCTCCTCTCGCCATCGGCGATCTACTTCTACGATTCTCCTGCCGATCCATTCGGCGACTGAAGCCACTACGCCGTTACCGCAGCATCGGTAGCGGTGTGAGTCCAGACCGACTGGTAGCAGGCTGTCATCATCCACGCCACCTGGCGCGATTACAAAGTCGGACGAATCTCGTCCGATGCGAAGCGTCCGATGCGCCCCATCAGGCTCGACCTTCTGATTGAATCCGTCATAGGACATTCCTAGCAGGACTGTTGGCTTGTTATTTCCTCCACCGCCAGCCTCCAGAGACGGACTGATCTCTTCTTCATACCCAATAGAACGCGCTGCAGCTGAGTTGCCTGCCTTGAACGCGGCAGCCGAAACGATGGCGTGGGTTGTCCGAACATCGCCAACGTCAAAGGAGTTGAGCGTGTTGGCAACATCCCCTTCCACCCAAGTCTCTGAGTCCTCGTTCGTCTGCGCTCGTGAAGACTTGCGGAAGACTGCTGGTCGGTCAATGCTCGTCAGCGTGTAGGAGATGTCCTCTGTGCTTACCCCCAAGCCGTTCTGCGTCTTGTTCGCCATCTCTCGGCTGTCTTGAATCACCGCCTGAACCAGCGTCATCGAGCGGTGGCTCGTGTCGCTAGGCCAGAGAGCTGAGAGTGAGTTCGCCACCTCAGCCTCGGAAATGGTGAAGTTGCCGTTCTTCTCATCTGCTCGTGTCTGGTATGCCATCAAGTCCCTTGCCCTCAACGCGTTCATTGAGGGTGCGACCGCATCGGCTGGGAAGTCGTACATCTCGAAGTTGCCTACCCTCTGCGTGTCTTCCACGCCTTGCTGATTGTCCAGCCGTCTGGCCAGCCCATCAACCGCTCGCACTCCGTCGGAGTCAGGCGACGGACTGACGATGAGTGGCTCGTCAATGGTGCTGTTGACTCCCTTGCTGAATCGTCTGGTGATTGCGCCAGCGATTCCAGAGCCGTCTGGAGCGCCGCTGGTAGCACCTTGCCTCTGCGGTTGGCTCGGCGAAGGATGCCGCTCGCAGCCCTCGCACTCAAAGAGAACCTCACCGGCGCGGTCGGATTCAAGACTTGCGACAAGGAACACTCGTCGGCGTCGCTGGGCGACTCCGAAGTATCGAGCGTCCAGAGTTCGCCACGAAACGCCATACCCGAGTTGCTCCATTTCATAGAGAAGCCGTCCGAAATCAGCCCCCTTGTTGGAACTGAAGAGTCCAGGGACGTTTTCCAGCACGAGCCACCGAGGTCGGCGCTGCTCCACAAGGTCGAGAAAGGTGAAGGCAAGGCTGCTTCGCTTGCCTGCGAATCCAGCTCGCTTGCCAGCGACGCTGAGGTCTTGGCAGGGGAACCCGCCTGACCAGATGTCTGCTTCTGGGATGTCATTAGCGTCCACCTCCGTGATGCTTCCCAGATTCGGAGCGTCTGGGAATCGCTCTGCCAACACCGCGTTGGCGTATGGATCAATCTCGCTGACGCTGACCGTCTCAATGCCAGCACGCTCAAAGCCGAGGTCAAGACCGCCGACTCCGCTGAAGAATGACGCGTGCTTCACTTGCCCTCCTTCTTCTTGCGATCTTTCTTCGCAAACCCTTCGCCCTTGTAAACCACCGCCGCCGGTGAATAGACCATCCGCATCCATCGCCCGCACTTCTCGCAGCGCGGGTTGTAGACGTTCTGGATTGAGTGCGTGTGTTCCTCCCGATGCCCGCAGTCGCCGCAGCGGTACTCGTACACTGGCATTAGCCAAGCACCGCGAAGAGGAACACCACGAACGCAAAGCCCCAGATGCCGATGGCGAGATCCATCAAGCCCTGTGCGCGCCTGCGCTCGTCCGCAAGGATGTCGGTCTTGATTGCCACTCGCTTGTAGACCAGTGGCTGCGTCCTTCGGTTCAGCTTCATCGCATTGACCCCAGCGCCAACATCAGCACCATTGCTGCGATGAACGATGCGACTGCGAGTGAGTCCAAGATCATTGCCTTCACTTTGCTGCCTCCTTCAACTGCTCGAATGTTGTTTCGCCGGCAGAGATGCGAGCGATCTCGCTCCACGCGATTGGCGCGTGTTCTGCAACTGGCTTCTCATTGCGCTTCGGACGAACGCCCAGCTCAAAGATGAGCGATGGAAGTTCGGTCGAGGTAGGGTCGCCGACTACGAAGACGGCGTGTCCCTTGCGCTCGCTGCGGCTGACCCAGCCGAAGTTCTTGTTCACCTTGACCTCCTCATCGGGATCAGCCATCTGGCTGGTTCCTCCCCGATGTCACGATGGTAGAGCGTGACGTCACGGCTTGTCAAGGGGGTGGTCCTCCCCTGGCTGGAGGAGGTCAGCCAGGGGAGATTAGCCGCCCGAAGGCGGCCTAGTCATCGTCCTCATCTACGAGCTGCAGGATCACCTCGATGCACGCTCGGCAGATGGCATACGCCAAGATCGCAGTATAGCCAGGGGTCAGGCTCACCGACTGTTCGGCAAACCTCCAAACCCTCGTCGTCTCGTTGCAGACTGAGCACGCGCCGTCAGGTGGGCGCTCAGGCGGGTCGTGGACGAACGGAGCCACTAGCGCAAGCGGATCAGGTACTCAGCCGAGACCTCTCCGTCGCCGTCAAAGAACATCAGCCATTGACCTGGCTCACCTGATGCGCCAACGACTTCTTGCGCGAAGCGGTTGCTCGACTCAAGGCTCGGCGAGCACCACGTGGTGATCTTGCCGTCAGCCAAGACGAGTCGCGCCGGCTGATGCCAGTGTCCGAACCAGAGGTAGTCAAACGGAGCAACCGACAGACGCCAGCCGCTCGCTTTCTTTGCGACGCCGTACCACGGCATCCCAAGCCCACCTCTGAACTGGTCGCCGTGAACGATCATCCCGATCTTTCCGCCTGGCAGTTCCAGCGTGTCGTACCAGTGCCGACCGCCAACGGTCAGGCTCTCCTTCCACGTCACGCGCTTCTCTGTCTGCACGAGTGAGCGCGCAATGTTGTAGAGAATCGCATCGCTGTTGCTTTCTGGCGAGTGATCTGAGTAGCGTCCTAAGCGTCCGTGGTTGCCGATTGCACCGTAGACCTCAACATTCGGGAAGAGTGCGGCCATCGCCCTGACGAACTGCGCCAGCATCTCCGCGCCTCGGAAGATTTGGACGTACAGACCGCCAGCCTCAACTTCGTAGGCTTGCCCAGGGAAGATGTTGCCGTCTGACTCCACGAGGTCGCCAGTGAGCAGAATCTTCACCGTGTCCACAGGGTGATCCTTGCGCTGAATCTCCACGACCCGCTTGACCTTCTCCGCGAGAAGCTGCAGCCGCTTTGCCGCAGTGTCAATGTCGTAGTCAACGCTCTTCTTGCCAAGTTGCCAGTCGCTCAACTGAACGACCGCCACCTCGCGCTTGCCTTTGCGCTTGTCCGGCTTAGGCGCTGGAACGGCTGGGATCTTCATCCCGACTGCCGCGTCCTTCGCGGCGCGGTAGACCGCCTCCACGAGTTCTTCGGTCTGCTGATCCTTCTTGGCCAGTGCGCGCAGCGCACGCCTGTGCGCCGACTTCAGTTCGTTGAGTTCGTCCTCGCGCTGGAACTCGATCAGGTCTTCTGACATCTGCAGTCTCCTCTCCTATGTCGCTGAATGTTGTAGTCAGCCCACTTCTGCCCGCGAAGTTCGCACCACTTCTGGATTGCCCTTGCGGTGATTCGTGCGGCCGCCAATGCCTCGTCTAGCGCCTTGCGATCAGAGTCCGAGATGTCAAGCAACTGGTAGCCGCAGCGCGGACCTTTGGTCACGCTCTGCAGCTCCAGAAACTCGTCTATTCCACCCATTGAACCTCCCCCTACTGCGGATCGGCTACGACCCGCTGAAGCGATCCTGACGACGGCTCACGCCGTTGTCAAGACTTACTTCTTTCCGTTGATTCCGTAGTCAGTCTGGCTTGGGTCAAGCGCCTTGACGATGACCGCCAAGCCTGACGCCAGCCCTGCTGACAGCACGGTGCGGAAGTCGCCGCCAGTGATGTCAAGGAGTGGGATGCCAAGACCGAGTGCCACCGAGATGGAGACGGTCAGGAACGTGCGAACTGCGTCCAAGATCATCTCATCGAGTTTGCTTCCGTCTAGAATCTTCTGGAACTTGCTCATTTCTTTCCCTTTCATTTCTTCGTCACAATGACGATGTGTGATGCAGGCGAGCCTGGCTTGCCTGAAGCGATCGCCTTGAGTTCTGCCTCCGTCACCGGCACGGCAAACTTCTCTTTCGGATTACGCTCATCAAAGGTTGGGTCGGCAAAGACCAGCGTCTTCGCCTCGGCGTCGTAGCCTGCGGAGGTGAGGTGGCCGTACCCTGCGGCGATCACCTTCGGGTCCTTCTTCTCCCAATACTTCGCCCAGTTGCGATGCCACTTTGAGAGCGCCTGCTTGGGGTAGCCGATTGGTGCCTGCACCCAGACGATGAGTGCGGCCCCAGCCTTTGCAGCTGCGACCGCCTCGGCGAAGGTGTCCGCAGGCTTTGCCTTGCAGCCCAGTTCGCGGACGGTCTTCATCATCTCGCTGAGCGAAGAGCCGTTGTCGCTGACGCCCTGCTTCTCCTTGAAGCCGGTGGCGCGCTCCTTCGCCGCTACGCCGTCGGCTGCGCTGAAGTCAGGTGAGTAGCCGTTCACGAAGGCCGCAGCCGCAGCTGCGCTCGATGGACCGCAGTCGTCAAGGATCGCGCCAACCTTCTTCTGCGCCTCGGCGTCAGAATAGAGTTGCGACTTGATCTGGTACTTCATTCGCCGATCTCTTCCTTGATGTGCGCGGCGAGTGCAAGACCAGCCTTCTGGAAGTCGAGTGCCGCGCTGATCGGATGACCGCACGTGCAGCCCTCTGAGTAGTCGTTGCCATTGTCGCCACGCTTCCAGAGCGTGCCGCCGTAGGCGCTTGCATCGTCGTTTGGGACGAGCGCCACCCACTCGTCAGGCGCGGTGTCAATCCGCGTCCAGCCCTGCTCCTTGAGTTCCTTGATGTGATCTTCGGTTGTCATTCTTTCCACCTCCAGTATCCTGTCGCCACCCAGATGATTGTCATCAAGGCGAACAGCGTTGCCATTGTGCTCTGCGTCTGACCCTCTGGCAGTACGACCACTGCGAAGAGCAGACCGAGGATCGTCCACGAGCCTCCGACCAGATCGTTGATGATGTTCCTAAGCACGGCGACCACCCTTTCGGCTTGGCGTATTTCCATTGCCTCCTGCTGGTCCGCCGCCGCCAATGTTAGCAGCCGCTCGTGCGGCATTTGACGCTGCGGCAGCCACACTTGCAACTTGGCTGGCAATGATTGCAACGGCGACCGGCTGGGCCTCTTCCTTCTCAATCGGATCAAGGTCCTTGCCGATCTCGGTGATGGCCGCAATGTTGGTGAACACCTCGGTCACCGCTTCGGCAACCGCCTCGACCGCCTCGCCTACATCTGGCAGAGCGGGCTGTGTTGGCTCAGGAGTAGGAACAGGAGTGGGATCAGGAGATACGGAAGGAGATGGCGCGACTTCTGTTGGTGCAGGCGTCGGCTCTGGCGTTGGTTCTGGGGTTGGTTCATTGGTCACCTCTGGACTTGGCTCCTCCGTTGGTGATGGGGTTGGTTCGGGTGTGGGTTCTGGTGTCGGTTCAGGCGTGGGAGTAGGCGTGGGTGTCGGCTCTACAGAAGGCTCTGGCGTAGGGGTAGGAGCCACGCTGGGGCTTGGTGAAGGCTCTTCTGGTGTCTGGGTAGGGGTTGGCTCAGGAGTAGGCTCTGGGGTCGGCGTAGGTTCAGGCGTTGGCAGGATCGATGGGATCGCGGTCGGCACAACGGTCGGCGGGGTCGGGTCAAGGAGCAGCGCCCGCGTGGTGAGCAGCTGATAGTGACCGCCTTCAGGGAATGGGTCCTGCGGCCACATACACGATCCGTCGCGGCAGGTGAAGCGACCAGCACGCAGCCGATAGACGCCAGCCTCCAGCTGCACGGTGATGAATGAGTGATAGGACTGACCGTTGGTGCGAGGGTCATCGTCGTTGGAAGTCAGCAGCCCGCCGTTGGCGTCGTAGAGCCAGAGCGCAGAGTCGGTGAAGTTGCCGCCCTGCTGCGGTGCGGCGCACCAGAAGGCTGTCGTGTTGTCGCAGAGATCGGTCTCAGCCGTGAAGGTAGACGGCTGCTCGATCACGACGAAGTAGTCGCCAGTCTGGGTGACGAGGGTGCTGTGCGGATACTCGGTGCCGTCGTAGCCATCGGCGCCGCGAACGACAGCGAACGGCACGAAGCAGACCCAAAGAAGCAGGAGCGCGGCGAACCTCACTTGCCGGCTTGCGATTGGAAGTACGCCAGAAGCGTCCCGATTCCCCCTACGCCAAGCAGCGCGCCAAGCGCCTTCAAGACGGTCAAGCCGCCCTTCATCTGGTCAATCTCGGACTGGAGACGGTCAATCTTTGCCGACTGCGTGTCTAGCCGGTCAATGATCGCATCAACTTGGGAGCGCGTCATCTGGAACCTCCGATGGCAGCAACTCCTCTGATGTTCCTTCAATCACTTCAGGTTCGGGCTGAGG